CGGGTGATGGTCTGCTCGATGCGGGCTTGCAGGTCGGCGCGCTCGTCGTAGCCATCGCCGGTGGAAAAGGCCAGCACGGACACGGCGGGATCTTCCGGCTCTCTGAGCACCGCGACCCCGGCGTCGAGGTATTTGTCGGTATTGGCGCTGGTGACGGCGGCGAACACTTTGCGGATGGAGGTATCGCCGGCCGCGCGGTCCTGGTCTGTCACGTCGTCAAAGATCTGATTCTCGACGCCCGATTCGATGGCGTTATCGGTCATTCGCCCGCCGCCATCGGCGAAGTCTGTCATTCGCTCCGCTTGAAAGAATTTGAGATCGGATACGGCGATGGTCATCGGAGACTCCGGTTTTTGGCGGACTCAAGCGCGTCCAGGAAGTCGTTGGGGTCGCTGTCGGTGGTGGCGGTCAGGGTTTTGCCGCCCGCGCCCAGCAGGTTGAGTTGGTAGACCTTGGCGACGCCGGTGGATGAGGTGCCGCCGCCGGTCTTCGAGGGCGCCCGGCCGGTCGTCCCGGTGTTGCCGTCGGCGGCGGTCTGTTCCCGCTCCCGCTGGTTCTGCTCCAGATTCCTTTCTTTCAAGTCGAACAGCTCCTGCAATTTCCGCTTTTGCTCTTCGTACAGGGCGATCAAGTCGCGGTTTTGGGCGCGCTGCGCTTCCGCGAGCTTATCGTCAACCTCGGCCAGGGCCTGTTTTTGTTCGAGTTCCAGCTTGAGCTTGTCGGCGGCGGCAGTGTCGCCCTTTTCTGCCGCGATTTCCGCGTTCAATTCGGCGATGCGGTCGGCTGCGGACTGCGCCTCTTCCTGCATCTTGCGCAGCTTGGCGTTTGCGGCGTCGATGGCTTGTTGGAGCTTATCGAGCCTGGCATTGTCCAGCAGGCCCATGCCGGACTTGGCCGATTCTGCCGCGCCGATCATTTCGATCAGATTTTGCGTGTTCGCGCCCGTGTTTTTTGCCAGCGCGGCCAGTTCAGCGCCCAAACTTTCCGCCGCAATGGCCTGTTCAAGATAAGATTTGCGGGCAGCGTTGGCGGCGTTCGCGTTCGTAAAAAACGCGCCGGCCAAGACGCGCCCGCCGGTTGTGTTGTGCTTGATCGCCGCTTCGGTCTGATTCAGCGCCAATTTGAGTTTGCCCAGTTCGCCGGTCCACTGAGCGCCGAAAGTCTTGCCGATGTCTTGCAGGCCGAGCGATGCGGATATCAGTTGGTTCATGCCTTTGGACAGGCCGGACAATTGCCGCAGCGCGCCGGTGGCGGCGTCTTCCATCAGGGTGTAGGACTGCGCTTGCTTTTTGCCGGACTCGGCGGCTTTTCCCGACGATTCGGCTGATTTTTCGCTGGCTTTCGCGTGTCCGCGCTCGGCATCGGCGGCTTTGTTGGTTTGCGTGGCGGCCAGGGCTTTGGCCTGGGCCGTGGTGCCGGCTTGCGCGGCTTCGGCTTGGAGCGCTTGCAACTTGAGTTGCAGGGTCGCAAGTTCCTGCTGCTGCGCGGCCGTGCCGCCGTTGATCGATGCGAGGTAAGCTTGCTGGGCGGCAACCGCTTTCGCCAGATCGGCCGCTTCCTGTTGCTTGGCTTCCGCGACCTTGCGGGCGGTGTCGGCTTCGACGCGGGCGAGTTCGATGCTTTTCGCGGCGGCGCCGGCCGAGTCCCCCTTGGCGCGGGCGAGATCGATTTCGGCGCGGATCGCATCGGCCTGGGCGTCGCCGGTCTTTTGCAGTTGCGCGGCGTAATCGCCTTGGCGCTTGGCGGCGTCTTCCGCCGATTTCGCGGCGGCTTGCAGTGCAACGGCCGATTTTTTGCTTGCCTCGGCAGATTTTGTCGCGGATGCGGTTTGCTTTTCGGCGGCGGCGGCAAGAGCGGCGTTGGCATCGCTGGCGGACAGCAGCGCGGCGCCGTAGTCTCGGGCGGAGATTTTGCCGCTCTCGAAATCGCTGCGGGCTTTGGCGCTGGCGGCGTTGGCAAGATCGGCGATCTTCCGGTATTCGTTTAGCGAGGTTGCGACTTCGGCGATGGCTTTCGCCGGGCTGGCGTCCGCCAGTCTCTTTTGTTCGTCGGCGACTTGCTTGATCCCGCCCGCCGCACCGTCGGCGGACCCGGCCAAGCGGTCGAAGGCGCCCTTGATGTCTTCGCCGTCCTTCGCGATGGATTGGGTCAGCTCGCCGGCCTTGGCCGCGAGTTCGTTCGCGGTCTGGCGCAGTTCCGCCGCGCGCTCCAGGCTGCCGAGCCCGACCTTGCTGGCTGCCGCTTCGATGATGGCGATGTTGGACACCGCCGAAGATGCGACGGCCAGCAGTGAAGCGCCGATAGTCTTGACTCCGGCCGTCAACCCGTTCCACGCGATTTGCACCACGCTGGCCGCCGTGGTGCCGGCGTCCTTGATGCCGGTGAAAGCGTCCCTGGCGCCGGTGGCGAACGCCTGTAAGGATTGCAGCGCGGCGTTGAAGTCGAAGCCGGCCACAAAATCCCGCCCGGCTTTGATGGCCGTGTCGGCGAAGGCGCGGATCGCGTCCTGCACCGGCTTGAGCGCGCCCGAGGCGAGTTTTTCGTTCAGCGCGGTCGCCAGATCTACCGCCTGTTTCGTGAGCGGCTCCAGCACCGGATCGAACAGCGCCGTTTTGACGTTCGCCCAGGCCGCTTGCAGGGCGGACAGCGCGCCTTTGAGGTTGCCGCTGATCCCGTTCGCCGCCGCTTCCGCCGCGCCGTCGGCGCTGCGCAGTTGGGTTTCCAGCGCCGCCACGCCCTCGGCGCCGGTCTGGATCAGCGCCCGCAGTCCGGGGCCGGCCGTTTCGCCGAACGCCAGAATCGCGGCGTTGCTGGCGTCGCCTTTCAGCTTGAGCTGGGCGATGACTTCGCCGAAATCGCGGCTGGTGATGCCGAGGGCGGACAGCTCTTTGCTGGCGGCGCTGGCGGGGTCGATCAGTTGGGTGAGGATGGCCGCCAACGCCGTTCCGGCCTTTTCGCCCTTGATGCCGGCGTTGGCCAGGGCGGACAACGCCGCGACGGTGCCCTCCAGGTCCATTCCGGCCGTCTTGGCGATGCCGCCCGCAATGGATAGCGCCACGGCCAAGGCGCTGGCGCTGGTGGTTGAGACGTTCGCGCCCTTGGCCAGCACGTCCGCCATGCGTCCGGCCTGATCGAAGCCGAGGCCGACCACGGACAGCGAGTCGGACAGCTTTTCGGCGGCGGCGTCCATGCTCAGCCCTTCCGCCTTGGCGAGCACCAAGACGGGCGGCAGGGCCTGCATGACTTGGGTGGCGTTCAGGCCGGCCGCTGCCAGCGCCTCCATGCCTTGCGCGGCTTCCGTCCCGGTGAATCCTAACTTTGGGCCGATTTCCGTCGCGGCCTGCTTTAGCTTCGCCATCTCGGCGGCGGTGAAGCCGCCTTTCGCCGCGACTTTGGATAGCTGGGCCTCGAACTCGATAGCGCCGTCCAGCCCGCCGCCGAACAGCCCGGAAAAGGCGTCGCGGATCTTGCCGGCGACGACCGATATTTCCGAGTCGAGAAACTTGATGCTGGCTACGATGCCGCGAGACGGCGCGCTCGCCAGATCGCGGGCTTTGATCAGCAGATCGACGACGGTGGAAGAACCGGCCACGCTACACCTCGATCAGCCGGACGGCGTTGACGGCGTACAGGCTGCCGGACTGCGGGTCGGCTGGCGCCAGCGACTTGTAGACCGGGAGCGGCTCCACCGATAGCGGGCCATCGCCATCGTGGCGCGGCGCGACGGCGATGGTTCGGCCATCGTGCAGGGTGAGGGTGTATTGCGCGCCCGCGACCAGCAGGGCGGCGCGCAGATCGGCCAGGCTGGAATAGCCCCGGTACGCTTGGGCGCGCATCACCCACGCGGTGTAATCGTTGCCGTCCTTGGCGCCGACCAGGGTGATCGGGCGGCCTTTGAGCTTGGCGGCCTCTTCGACGAGCAGGGCGCCGGACAGGGTGTAGTCCGTGGACTGCGCCACCGGCGACCAGGCGTGCTCGTCCGACCAGATCAGGCCGGATGGCAACACCAGGGCGTCGAGGGTGATGGCCACGAGAAGCCCGATCAGCCCGTGAAATCGGTCGCCACGAAGCGGATCGGGCTGTTCGCGCCCGGGGGGGTGACCAGCGGCCCGGACAATGCGCCCTTCATCCAGCCGCCCACCACCCAGTCGTAGGCTTGACTGTTGCTGACGCTGGCCTTTTCGACGGTCAAGATTCCCCAGGTTCCGGTGGCCTTGTCGAACGCCTTGCCGTTGAGATACAAGTACGCGCTCTTGGTCTTGCCCGCGCTGTAGGCTTCGCCGGCGGCGGCGGCTTTGGAGAACGTGATTTTCATCCCCGTCCCCACGGCGGCGGCATCGACGGGCTTGATGTAGCCGGCGATGCGATCCATCAGGTACTTGTCGGCGGCGACGGCGACGTCGCCCGACGTTTTGAGCGAGATGCCGGCGGCAGCGATGTATTCTCCCGGCAACTTGGTCCAGATGCCGAGGGCGGTATCGATGACCGCGTCGGTGACCGTGGCGGATGCCTGGTTGAACGCCTCGACATCGGCGCTCATGATCAGCGCCCGCAGGTCGCTGGACATGGTGTTGCACTCCAGCGAAATCTGGCCGGGCTTGGTGGCCTTTTGCACGGTCGCCAGCACCTCGCCGACGCTGCCCGCCATGTTGGAGATGAGGTCGTCGCTCTCTTGTTCGGGCGGGGTCGTTTCGAGCTTTGTGAAGTTGATCGGCCCGTAAAGTTGGGTCGGCGTGGCGTCCGACGGGCGCAAGGCGCAATAGAGAGCGCATTGCAGATAGATTTGGGAGCGTTCAAAGGCCATGATGATCTCCAGGTAGGTCGTGCGACAGGCCGATCCGGTCAGTCGAAATAGTTCAGCTCGTAAAGGAATTGCAGCGGCATCACGAACGAGGCGGTGCTCCCGGCATCCGCCGGCGGAACGAAATCAGCCGCGCCGATCCGCAGCGGTTTTTTGAACTGCGTCAGCGCGCGGCGAACGTCGTCCAAGACGGCATCCAAGGCTCTTTCCCAGTCGCCGGACCCGTCAACCAGCGCCTCCATCTGGACGATGCGCGTCCAGGTCTGGTACTTGTTGCCGGCTTCTATGCCGGCACCGCCATCGCTGGGCACGTCCCGCACCGTGGTCAGGGTGATGACCGGGAGCGCGGCCTTGCTGCCCACCGCCAGCGCCGCGCGGCCGATGGCCACAGCGGCAACGTCGGTTTGATAACCGTTTGTTACGGTTATCGTCTCCAAGCACGTTTTCAGCGCTTGCAGGTCATCCATGGCGGGCGTGCTCACCGGATCGCGACCTTGACAAAACGGCCATCGGAGGCGATGGCTTGATCGATGCGGTAGGTATTGCCTTTCACGGTCAATTTGTCGCCCGGCTGCGGGTGTGGTACGTCCGATTTCGGAAGTTCCGCCGTGAGTCGGGTTTCCGACCGGCCACCGACTTCTTCGGTAGACTCGTCGAGCATCGCCCAGGTGGTGACTGGCTGCGGTTCTGCGGGCGGAGCGAACGCCGGCGTGTAAACGGCGGCGTCGCCTAGATTCCGCCGAAGCGCGGGCATGCCGATGGTCTGCATGATGGTATCGAGTCGGCTCATGCGCTCTTGCGCTCGTTCACCAGGGTTTCGATGATGCCCAGAGCGCAGGTCAACGCCCGCGCCTGGAGCACAAGAGCGATCAAAAATCCGGGTTGTAAACGATATCGGTCGGCGGCAGCGGCGGGGTCACGTCGATCAGAATCGCCTCGGCGATCTGGATGTCGGACTCGTTGCCGGTCGCGTCGAACGCGGTGATGCCGAAAATCACGCTGCCCTCCACGGCGGGCAAGCCGGCGATGGGGAGCTGGGCGGTCGTGACGTTGCCGAGTTCGGCGAACGGGCTGTCGTAGGTCGGCGGGTTGCCGTCGGCGCCCTGGTAGACGCGATAATGGTCCACGTCGGCGGAAGGGCTGGCGGTCCAGGCGATGGAGCCTTGCGGGCGGATACGGGCCATGGTGTCACCTCTGGTTGAAGCCGTGCGAGACGGCGGTGGGGGGTTGCGGGGAAGTGCGGTCGAGGGTGACCGCGTTGGAATTTGCGGAGCATTCGCCGGTCGGGCGGCAGGCGCGCAAAACGGCGATGCCGTTGCCGGGGATGGTGGCCGGCACCAGCACATCGCGGATTTCGGTCGCGGTGCCGCCGCTGATCTTTTCGCGGATCAGCTTTCCGGGCAGCTTGATGTCCAGCTCGAAATAGCCCACCTGCGCCGCCTGCGGGTGCGCGTCCCACGCGAAGCCCCACCGCTCGCGGACCTTTGCGGCCGTGGCGAGAGCGGGGAGCAGGAGCAGGAGGATCGGGAGGGCTCGGGGCATCAAGCGACCGTGCCGACGCCGACGTTGAGCTTGACCGCGCCGGTGGTGGCGGCGCTGGCGGCGGCGGCGGCGGCGATGCAGCAGACAGACACATCGCCGGTGGCTGGCGTGGCGGTGCCCACGTCGAACTTGGCGGCGCTGGCGTCCCACAGCAGCTTGGCGCCGATGGCCCAGGCGCTGCCGGTGACTTTGGGCAGGGTGAACACGCCTTCGACGGCCATCGCGCCGGTGGCGTTGTTGGCGATGTCCGCCAGGGCGACGCCGATGATGTTGCCCATCACCACCGGGGTTCCGGCCGCGATGGTGGAGCCGCTGGTGTTGGTGTAGTCCAGGACGGCGCCGTCTTGCACGTATTTCGTGGTCATGGTGAAGTCTCCGAAAAGGGTTGGGCTGGAAATTACGCGCCGGCGTTCTTGTACATCGTGCGCCAGTCCAGGGCCTTCACGGCGGCGTCCAGCCGGACCTTGAACTCCACGCCATCCACCGTCCAGCCGTTTTGCTGTTCGAGGTACGGGTTCGGGTTGCCGTCCAGATAAGCCACCTCTACGGTGTCGAACATGCCTTGATCGGCGACCAGGAAATAAGCCGTGGTGCTGGATGCGTCGAGCCGGGCATCGGATACCAGAGTGAGATTCCAGCCGCGTGCCGGGTTGTAGCGCTGGAGCTTGTTGGCGGTGTCCGGGTCGTACTCGGAATTGAGCAGCACGCCGGCCGCGTCTTCCAGGGTGATCGGGACGATCAGGTAGCGCGGGCGGATGTTGAGGGCGTTGGCGGCGCCGCTGCTGTCGGTTTGTCGGCCCATCGCGGTGCGGCCGGCGCCGACGGTGGACAGCGACAGCGCGGCGGCGGAACCGGCGAGGTTGGAGTGGTTGGCATGAAATAGCGCGGTGCCGTCCGCCATGTTCGGGTTGCCGGTCAGCACGGCATAAACCAGATCGCCTACTTTGCGCGGCGCGGCGCGGCCCATCTTGCGCGGGATATCGGAGAACGCGCCCAGATCGTCGTTGATGATCGCTTGGCGCGAAATCGAGAACAGCTTGCCGTAAGTGGCGAGCTGGATCTGTTCGCGGCGCTCGCCGACCGCGCCGTGCTTGAATTCCGCGCCCTCTTTGATCTCGTCGAGGTCGGAAAACTCGCTCATTCCCGCTCGGGACGCGGCTTTGAAGTCGGTCAAGCGGCCGACTTTGATCCACGTTTGGAAGGTTTCATCGGCTTCGGTGTAGCCTTTGAGCATCGCCTTTTCGGCGGTGTCTTGCAGCAGATAGGGAAAATCGCTGGTGGAATGGGTGATCGCCATCGCCACGAGCGCCATCTTGCTGCCGGGCATGGACGTTACGCCGGCTTGCGCCAGACAGGCTCGGGCGGCCTCCATCAGCGTGAAGCCGCGAAACTCGTTTTTCGGATCGTCTTTTTCCAGGCCGGCGCGGATTTGCAGCGCGTTGCGCATGCCGGAGACAAAGCGCTCCCGCCCGTCGGCGGTGACTCCGCCGCGATGGGTGTTATCGACCGGCAAGGAGGCGTCGATCTTGGCGAGTTCGGCCGATAGCAGCTTGCCGGCTTGCTCGGGCGCGATGCCCGCGACGATCAGTCGTTCGGCCTCTCCGGGCAAGCGGGCGATGCGGGCCATTTGGCGGATCTCTTTGGCGGCGTCCAGGCGCGCTTGCAAGGCTTCGTCCGTGAGTTGTTCGGCGACCAGGGCGCGGCCGAGGGCGGGCTCTCCGGCGGCGAGACACCTTTCGGCGATGGCGGATGGGGCGAGAGCGGTCGGCGCGGCGGGGGTTTGATCCGGTTGTTTGGCGTCGTCGGACATGGTTTTCTCCTGCTTTGAAATGGGGGTAGATGCGGCCTGGCGCGGCGCGGTGGATCCGCTGATTTCGGCGGAAAGGCGGGCGATGAGCTGGTCCGGCGTTTCCACGCGGTCGGCCAGTCCGGCGGCGACGGCGTTTTGTCCGATGTACATCGCCGCCTCGGTGGCGCGGATGGCGCGTGGCGAGAGCGCGCGGGATTCGGCGACAGCCGCCACGAACATGGCGTAATAGTGATCGATATCGGCCTGTATCCGCGCTGCGACTTCGGGCGGCAGGGGCCCGTAGGGGTTGCCGTCAACCTTGTGGGCGCCGGCAAAAATGGGCGTCACTTTGACGCCGGCTTTTTCCATCGCGCCGGAAAGATCGGCGTGGCACGTCACCGCGCCGATGCTGCCGACTTGGCCGGACGGCGAAACGGAAACGGTTTGCGCGGCGCTGGCGATCAGATAACCGGCGGATGCGGCCAGATCGCCGGCCACGGCGTGGATCGGTTTGACGGCCCGGGCGGCGCGAATCTGGTCGGCCAACTGGAAAGCGCCGCCCACTTCGCCGCCGGGGCTGTCCACGTTTAAGATGACTGCGCGCACCTCTCGATCCGTAAGGGCGATATCCAGGGATTTTGCGATGGCATCATAGCCCTGGACATAGCTCGAATTGGCCTGCAACCCGCCGCGATGGGCCAGCAGGCCGAACACGTCGATCACGGCGATCCCGTCGATCACGCGATACCCGCCTTTCGCGGTCATGCCGAATCGGGTGGTGTAGGCGTCCGGTAGATCGATGGGCGAATCGATGCCGAAGCGCGGGGCCAGGGCGGCGACGATGGCGTGCAGCTTGCCGGGGTGGATCAGCAGCGGGCAATCGAACAGCCGCGCGGCGATGTGGGGCAAATGGGTCATGGTTGTGCGGAGTCCTGCTGTTGGAATGGGGCAGGGTCTTTGCCGTAGACGAGGCCGAGCCCTCGCTCCCGCTCCTGGTCCTCGTAGTTTTGCTGGTCGATGTCTTCCACGTCCCACCCCATCTCAGCGACTACAGCGGCGCGCGAGGTGAACCCTTCGTCCACCAGGATTTTTTTGGTTTGGGCCTCTTGGAGCGGGTTGGGGTAGCTCCAGGCGTGGGAGCGCCATTCGCAGCGGCGCCACGCGCGAGGGTTGTCGAAATAGTCGCGCGGCATCCGCAGGATGCGATTCAGGGCTACCGCGTCGAGCCACGTCGACCAAACCGGTTGCAGCACCTGCGAAACAAGCCGGTCCTGCTCCATTTCCAGCTCGCGGTAGTAGGCGTTGAGGATGACTTTCATTACTCGGTCGTTGGTATCGCCGTAGTCGTTGGTCATCAGCTCGTAGGGGACGCCCATGCCGGCCGCGATGGCGCGAAGCTGCACGCGCAAGAAATCGATGCCGACCGCGCCTTTGTCGCCGTCGTAGAGGTTGAGCAGCTCGCCCTGGGCGAGATTCAGGAGATAGCCGTCTTCGAGATCGACGAACGCCCGCTGATTTTCGCGGGCCGCTTGATCGGCTTCGATCCGGGCCGCATCGTCGGTGACCGGGTTTTCGTCGTCGGTTTCCCGGTAGATGGCGCCAATAAATTTGGCGCGAGACTTCTTGCGGACGAGTTCGGCGGATTCGTAGGCGTCGAAATTGCGGGCGCGCACCAGGGCCGATATCGGCGTGGGGACGCCGCGCAGTTGGCCGGGGCGCTCCGGGGTGTAGTGGTGCAGCACGAATTGGGCCGGCACCCGGATCAAATCGTTCGCGCTGAGCGATGCGCGGCCGAGATACGGGTTCAGTTCGCCGGGGTGCTGGCCGTAAAACCAGTAGGCGGCCCGAGTGCCGAACGGGGTGATCTCGATGCCTTGGCGGATGGCGTTTTTGCCGTTCGCGGCGATGTGGGGCATGGGCACCATCGCGGCTTCCAGCGCCTGGACTTGCAGCGGGACGCTGAGGCCGTCTTCCGGCAGCCGGTTGCGGAGCCGGATGAACGCTTCGCCGGATTCGCGGCGGGCGCGGGACAGGATGCCCTGCCAGCCGTAGAAATCGCTGGTGCCGTCGGCGTCGGCTTCGGCCGTCCAGTCGTTCCAGAGTTCGAGGAGTTCTTTTCGCAGTCCTGGGTCTGCGATTTTCGGGCGCGGCTGCAGCCCGCAGCCGATTTCGTGCGCCACCAGGATCTTAAGGGCGCGGCGCAACCAGGGGTTGTTGCGGACGGCATCCTGGGCGCGGGCGCGGGCGATGTCGCCGTCATCGAAGGCGGCGTTTGGGCCGTATTGGGTCCGATCCCAGTCGGCGACGCGCGGCCGGGTGGAGGTGGCTTCGTAGGGGCCGATCCGAGCGCGGCGGGGGGCGTTCGGAACGATGGCGAGCGGCTTGCGGGCCGGGGGCGGCTCGGGCTGATGTCCGGCGAGGTGTTTGGCTTTTGCGCGTTTGACTTTCACAGCCCTTTTCCTCCGGCCAGGTAGACGCCTTTCCGTCGGGTCGAGTTGCCGGACGCGACGGCGATGGCGGCCATCAGGTCGCGGATGTGCTTTTCGAGGGCTTCCGGCGTGGTGGGGACAAAGGTGATGCGCTTGTCGCCGGTGGCGATGGCGCCGACGGCTTCGCCGCGCGCCAGCAGCGGGAGCGCGGCTTGGGCTTGGGCGAGGGCTTCGGCCAGGGTTTCGAGCGGGACGCCGGAATAGAGGCTCATGCGCCCGTGTATAGCAGGGCGGGGCGCGAAAGTTCAGGGGAAAAACTCTGGTGAAAACCTGTGGATAAGTCTGGAAAAGCGATAGAGTTCAACAGGTTGAACGATTGCCGTCCGTGGCGATAAAAATCGGTTCGGGGAGGTCGTTGTAGGGGCGACCGGCCGGTCTCCCCTACGTGCGGTCAATGCCGCCGATATCCGATCACGCGAATTCCATGCGGTGCTGTTTTTGGGCGGCTTCGATGCGCTTGCACGCGATTTCGAAATAGCCGGGATCGATTTCGATGCCGAGGTAGCGATGCCCGGCGCGGATAGCCGCGACGCCGCACGATCCTGACCCCATGTAGGGATCGAGGATCAGCGATCCGGCCGGCAGAGCGAAATGATCGATGCGCCACCCAAGCAGCGCGAGCGGCTTCATGCTGGGGTGGTGCTTGCAAAAATCGTTGGGGCCGTTGCAGTCCTCGCCGCCTCTTTTCGCCAGCAAGCCCTTCCACAGATGGCGGAACACCGTGCGCTTGACCTTTTTGCTGCACCACGCCAATTCAGAATCGGCGAAGCTGTCGGCCGGGCCAAGGCCACAAGATTTGTCCCATGTCAGCCACGCGCCGCTTTCCGGGATGGAGCGGCAGTAGTGATTAGCGCCCCACAGGATCACGTTATCGAACACCAGCCACGGCGCGGGATCGAAAGAACGGTCATCGCCGATGATGGTGCGGCCGGCGAATTTTTCGCAGTGATGCGCCTTCAGGTAACGCAGTTTTGATTTTCCACCCCCGCCATGCACGTACCCGATTCCATACGGCGGATCAGTCACCACGGCACCGATGCTGCCTTTATCCAGCGTGGGCAGGATTTCCAGGCAATCACCCAGGTACAGCGTCGCGTCGCCGATGATGACCGGGTTCGATGTCAAAGCGGCCTGACCCGGCTATCGGCGCGGCGGGAGGGCGCGGCGCGGCGGGCGGGCAGGAAATCCCGCACCTTGGGCCGGCGAACGTAGGCCGCATCGCCACCGTATTCCAAGCGGGCATCCAGCAGCGCCGCCTCGACGGTTTCCGGCGTGAGCGGCTGGGCGGATAGCTTGGATCGGATGTAATCCAGGATGTCGCTCATAGGGATACTCTCCGGGTGACGGTTTGGCGGCGGATGGAGGGCGGCGGAACGGGCGCGATGGGCGGCGGCGGGGCCGGGCGGGGCGATTCGAGGGG